CGTTCCCCGCAATCGGCCACAGCCCTTGCTTTTGCCAGTAGGCGACTTGGTCGAGGGTCCACACACCGGGAGCCGCGCCGTCTTGGAACGGGCCAGCAGGCGTTGGAGGGATGGGTTGGACGAAACCACCGGGCCAGTTTTTGATTGACATTTATAAGCCTCCGTGGGAGTTGGAGCAAGCGGACAAATCCGAGGTTGCCGCTGTTAAATCACCAAAATCTGTTGCGTTGCCTGTAGTTGCAATAGTGACATATTCAATAATATTTACAGCCAATGGGGCAGCGCCGCCACCAAACACAGACCTTGTGGAGGAGGCACACGAGGATAAATAGTCTCTCGCCGCAGATAAATCACCAAAATCCGTGGCGTTTCCAGCGGTTGCTATTGTCACATAATCAATGGTATTAACTCTTGTGCCTGTAGTGCCCCCACCTACCAAACCCCTAGTGGAATTGGCTGCGCCACCGGAGACATAACGGGCTTGTACAGAGTCACCAAAATCTATGGCGTTACCAGTAGAAGCTATGGTGATGTAGTTGATGACGTTTGTAGGGGTAGGGCCGCTCGTCAAACCCAAATAAAACACCCCTCTTGTCGCCCCCGCAAACCCAGAACTATACCCACCTAAAATTGCCGTGTCGCCAAAGTCTGTGGCATTGCCTGTGGTTGCAATAGTGATGTAGTCAATGACGTTTGATAAATCCGATGCAGTACCCAAATAGCCTGCCGCCCAAACTCCTCTTGTTGAACTTGAGCAGGCGGCAGGAAACCCACGAACAACCGTCAAGTCTCCAAAATCAAACGCCGTGCTTCCGCTGGAAAAAGAAATGTACTCTATGGTGTTGACATACGTCGATGACGCAGTTCTACCACCGCCCCATAAAGAACGAGTGTTGCTGGCACATGCTGCGCAATCGGCTAAAGTGGAAACAAGGTTCCCAAAATCTAAAGCATTGCCTGTTGTGGATATGGTGATGTAGTCAATCGCGCTAGAGAATACAGTTGTGGCTCCCCCGCCAAACAACCCAATCGGTGTGGGCGGGTTCGTCCAGTTACCCTGCGCCACGGCCTGATACACCGACACCAAATTCCAAACTCCGCTATAGCTGGGCATCAGAGTGCTCCTTGATTGTTATGTGTCATCAGAGACCTCCGTGGCAGTTGGAAGCCGCCGCACCGCCGCCTTCATTTACGAACTCACTACTTTCCGAAACTAAGCGCAAGTCCCCAAAGTCAGTAGCGTTACCCAAAGTTGCAATAATAAACTGGTCTATCTGAGGGTTGGGGCTTGGACTAGAATTACCGCCAAACATTAAACATATAACGGAATTTGACGCACCCAAGCCCCCTTGATTGCTTGCCGTAGCCAAGTCCCCAAAATCAATTGCGTTTCCAGTGGAAGCAATAGTTATATAATTAACTGTATTGTTGTAACTATTAGACCCCACCGCTCCTGCTAAAGCGCGAGTAGAGCTTGCGCCAACTCTTGGACATTTTGCCGTCTCAGTTAAATCACCAAAATCAATGGCATTTCCCGTGGATGCAATGGTCACGTAGTCAATTATGTTTTGAGCGGCCATCAGTTATCACCCCCAATAAACAAACCCCTTGTTGGCGAAGATACTCCACTTGCGAAGTATCTACTGGCTGTTAGCTCACCAAAGCTAGTAGCGTTGCCGGTACTGGCTGTAGTAAAATATTCAATCGTATTTATTGGGCCAAAAGGAACACCAGCACCGCCGCCGACAATTCCTCTTGTGCTGTTAGATAAAGCACCCGCAAGTTGCCTTGCTGCGGAAAGATCGCCAAAATACTGAGCATTACCAGCTGAAGCAAAAGTAAAATATTCAACAATATTAACCGTGGCGTTGGTTGGAGATGGATGAAACCCTCCGGCAGAAACGCCCCTAGTGGCAGAACCCCAAAGAGCATTTCCACGTCTATTTTCAGATAAATCTCCTCCAAATGCTGTGCTATTTCCTTGCGTTGAAAAATTAATTTGCTCAATTAATTTAAGATTGTTAACGTACCCGTTAAATATGGCTATTTGAAGCGAGGGCGTTACGCTTCCACTTGCCGCACTGAACGGCCCCGGTCCATAGGTATTGAGCGCCCACACGGCAAACGTGTACGGCGTGCCGTTGGTCAAGCCTGTGACTGAGATGGGTGACGATGCCGCCGATGCAGTAATCTGGTCTGGGTTGGAGACAGCGTAGTACTCAGAGATGGCCGAGCCGCCCACGTTGGCGGGGGGCGTGAAAGATACAGAGGCGGACTCATCCCCGCCCGTTGCCGCCACAGCAGTGGGAGCGTTCGGGTTCTTCAGTGGGTCAAAACCGGGCCGGATAAAACCGGCAGGAGGACGTAAAGGCATGATGCCCTCCTATCAGGACGAGATTTCTTCCCAGCTTGCAGTCACCACCAAATCGTTGGCCGTACCAGCAACCGCACCGATGGACTTGTCTTCCAGCAGGTAGAACGATGTGGTCTTGTCGGTCACGATCAGCGTGGCATCAGCAGGGACCGAGATGGTCGAAGCAATGGCCGTGGCCGTGCCGCCGATGTCGTCTTGGCTGTACAGGTTGATGGTGATGTCAGCAGCATTGGTGCCGTCCACGTTTGCAACCACAATGGAGTTGATCTTGTAGACCTTGCCGCTGGATGCGGCGTTACTCACGATTGCAGTTGCGCTGGTGGTGGACAGCGCCGTGGTGGACGTGTTACCGTAAATGGCGGCTACGTTGACGATGTTTGGGTTGGCCATGTGGCGCTCCTTAGATAGCGAAGATTAAATCAAAAGCGATGGACTTACCAGCGGTAATTCCCCCCGAAGGCGCGTCCGTAGCAGCAATGGTTTGGTTAGGCCAAGTACCTGTGATGGTGACGTTAGCCCCTGCAACCAAAGCAGGAGTGGATGTACCTGTACCGCCGTTGGCAACTGGGAGTGTGCCCGTTACGTTGGTAGCCAAGTTGGCAAACTGGGTAGACGTAGTGCCGGTACCGCCATTGGCGATTGGGAGCGTACCACTTACATCTGATGTCAGCACCACGGGGTTGCTCACCACCTTGACGAAATCAGAGCCGTTCCATGCCACCAGTGCACGTGCGCCTGCGGGGATTGTTACCCCGGTCGTTGGGCCTGAGCCGCGAATCACAATTGATTGCGTACCACCTGTGGCGTTGATAACGAAGTAGGCCTTGCTGTGTGCAGGGGCCGTGATGTTGCGAGTGACCGTGCCCGTGGCGGTCCACAAGATGATTGCGTTACGTGCTTGGTTGGCCGCGCCATTGGTGGTGGACAGCGTCACATCAGTATCGGAACTCAGCGTAGTTGTACCCGCGATAGCGGAGTCCAGCAGCCCCGTGATGGCGTCGTTGACAACCGTGCCCCATGTGCCGGACAAATCGCCCGTGGTAGGCAGGGCCAGTCCAAGCAGTGGTGAAAAATTGGTTACAGCCATGATGCTCCTTTAGACCCCGCTTGTGATGAGGCTCATCGCATATGAGAGCGACCTGTTGACCGAAGGCGCTGCCGGATACGTCACAAACACGTCTTTGGTCCCCGCAGAAAAATCGGTTTTTGTTGTGCCCCCGGCACTGGAAGACAAAACCGTGTCGCGGGACAGCGTTGTGCCCGAGGACGTGTAAGTACCAATGCCCACTTCCCACTCCCCGCCTGTTTGCCCAGCAATGGTGTAGTAGGTGGTGTTGCCATCCCCGATAGCGGAGAAGGACTGAAACCCTGTTGCAGCCCCAAGGAGCGTGACGGTGCCTTGACCTGTCGTCGTGGTCGTCTCCTTCACCCGGTCTTTTACAACAAATGGCATAGCATGTCCTTACACAGTCATTTCGACATTTTGCCAGTTCGGTGTCTGGCTGTCATCTATCGTGGTCCAGTAGAAGAAGTTGGGGCTGCCCACTTGTCCTCGCGCCTGCACCCCGGTCAAAGCAACCGTCCTGCTGGAGCCCACGGTGCCCACAGAACCAAAAGCAACAACGCTGTCTTCCGTTGGACCCACCACGGGGGTAGCAGCCCCCGCCCCGCCCGCCGCTTGAACGCCTGTCAGAGCGACCACACGCTCCGAACCCACTGTACCTGCCGCACCCCCGGACACAACGCCCACAGCGATTGGCGCAGCCAGCATGGTGCCCGTTTCGCCCAAGGCCTGAACCCCGGACAAGAACGCAGCATACGCGAAGTCCACGTTGCCAACTTCGCCCGAGGCCTGTACACCAGTCAGAGCAACCACACGCTCCGAACCCACTGAGCCTACCGCGCCATACGCAATGACGCCGTCTTCCTGCTCGGTAGCTGTGGCTACAACCGTGCCTGTTTGGCCAGCAGCGGAAACACCTGTGAGCGCAACAGTGCGCTCGCCCATCCCAACAGAACCTACCGCACCAGAAGCCTCAACACCAGTTACAGCTTCTACTTTGGCGAAATCAACAGAACCTACCGCACCGGAAGCCGCAACACCTGTCAACGCGACAGTGCGCTCACCCATCCCGACAGAGCCTACCGCGCCCGCCGCCTGAACCCCGTTTTCTGCAACTTGCGGGTTGGCCGTGACGCTACCTACCGCGCCAGAAGCCTGAACGCCGGTAATGGAGACGACAACCGTCTGCCCCGCAAGCGAGGAAAACGGTGCTTCGGAGAAGGCGGAGATACCGAACATTGGCTACACGACGAGTTGCCCCGTCGCCCCTATTAGGTTGTAGCCAAGCGGATCAGCGCGTTCGTCGTGTCGTTGGTCGGCATGGTCAGCGTAAACGTACCAGCGGTCACTGTCTGCGACCCGAATGTGTGCACGCTCACTGCCTTGTCAGACTTGGACGAGTTATAGATCAACACGGCGTCAAACGCAGTGGCCAGCGTAACGCTCGTGTAGGTGATCGAAGCCGAGGGAGTCCAGTACGCCACACCGGCTGTGGCCGATGCGTTTGTAGACTGCGGAGACGTCCCGTTTGTTACCGCGACACCGCCTGCGGTGTAGCCCGCGCCCGATACCTCGCCCGTGACGCTGTATGCGGTGGTCGAAGCGTTTACCGTAGCGGACGCCAAATACAACGCGCCCTTAAACGAGTCGCCCGTACCGGTAGTGAAGTTGTGAGTAGCGGTCATCAGCTCTTGCATAAAGCTGGTGCACATTGCTTGCGTATTTGCCATGATGGCTCCTTCAGTTAAAAGATGCCGCCTCGGCGGACAGTGTTACAGTTTTTTTCAACGTTACATGCGCTGATCGGTGCACAAGTTCGCCAGCCAACCAATACTCAACCCAAGTCGTGTATTCGTTGTCATTATCGACGAACCCCTCTTTTTTCTCAAGCAGGGATTCGTCCATCTCGCCTTTGGTGGTTGTAACCAATGCCATTTCTGCTCCTTATGAAATACGAACAACCGCATCGTTTGGTGTAGCGATGGGGAAGGTGATTGTGAATGTCTGATTAACCACTGTCTTGACCGAACCAAAGTCCAGCACAGCGACAGACTTGTTGCCTTGTGTGCTGTTGTAGATCAACGCGCCGCGAGCAATGAACGTAGCCCCAGCCCACACGGCGGGATTGAACGACACATACGCAGTGGGCACTTGCTGGTTGTTCAGCCCAGACGTAGGCGACTGACTGATCACCAGCACTTCACCACCCGCCGTGTACCCCGTACCAGAGATTTCATTGTCTGTGGTGTACGCCGGGGTGTCTGGACCGATGGAGGAGTTACCCGTGTACAGCGCGATCTTGAACGTGTCCGGGCTTGTGGGGCCGAAGTTGTGCACCGCTTGGAGAATCTCAACCTTGAAACTGGTTGTGGCTGTTTGTTGGATCGCCATATCAAGTCACCGCCTGTCGGTATTGTCCAGAACGGTAAGCATCCTGACGCTCCATGCCATCCCCCAAACGCTTGGCTTGTCCAAGGGCTTCTTTGTACTTTGCCTCGTACACAGCCATCATGTCAGCTTCGCCCTTCATGTAGATGTAGGCTTCGAGCAGCGTGCCGTACAACAGTACAGTATCAAAGTTGTCCCCCAACCACGAGGTACCCGCATCCACAATGGATTCGGGGTAGTAGTAGAAGTGCAGCTCAACCGAGTAGTTTGCGTTGGGGGTAGGCCCAAGGATGAACGTCAACTCGTCTGTGATCGAGCTACCAACAATGGCCGGACCGAACAGCGCGTAGTACCTCGGAATGCCAGTGTCTGTTGTCGGGTTGGGGTACGCCTGCCGGATGAAGTTCACATCCTTGTTGAGCAGGTACTCGTACGCACCCGTAGCGTCAATCACCGCCAAAGAATATACCGCCAGAAAGTCATCTGGGGCTTTGAGGTACTTGTTGCCTGACTGGATGTTGCCCGTCATGTTGCGGCGTAACGAGGGGAACTGCACCGTGTTGTAGATGCGTTGTTCCGCCTGCCGGATGAACCGGTTGATCTGTTCAGTCGTGGTGTCCTGAGACCCGTCGGACAGGTCAAAGCCCGGAAAGTTGTTTTCCGAGTACGACTGGACTGCGTTGAACAGATCGGTGTAGTTCATGCTTATGCCATCGGGCCACGGGCCATTGTGCCTTTGGTAGCTGCACCAGTACCACGGACTTTGATGCCCGAAGTTTTGGCAGCGGGGGCGTGACGCCGACTGATGTTGCCCACGGACATATTGACGTTGTTGGCTTCGCTGGAATTTGGCAGAGAACCGGGGTTCTCTTCAACACGAGTAGCCTTACCCGTCATGGTATGCGGGGCAGCGTAGACGCTGGCTTGGCCAACTTCTTTGCCCATCACTTTTTGACTGAATTTAGCCATGATCAGCCTTTCTTGAGCGGGGCAAATTTCTGCGCGGGCTCTTTGGGTTGGAACTCTTTCTTCTGGTTTGCGACCTTTGCCAGTCCGCGCCCCAGTTTCTTCATTTCTTCGTTTGTCTTGCCGCCTTTAGCCATGATCGACTCCTTATGCCGTGGTTACCGTAACTGTACCAACTTGTGCTTGTAAAACCAAGTAGTTTGGAGTTAGCGCGGTATCAAAACCACGAGCCCCGCCTACCGGATTCCAACCCCATTGGAACACCCGACTGCCGCCTTCTGGCGTGCCTGTTTGCGATTGTGCCAGACCCACGGTGTTGACTGCCTGCAAACCGTTAAGGCCCGACTGAACATAACTCACGTCCGGGCGGGGTTCCCGCACAGCCTGTGGGTCGTAAACCGGGTACATACCAAGCTGCAACTGAGGCTGATCAGGTTCCCAGCATTCCGGGCACACTTTGATGTTGACCTGCTTGGTCTTGATCGTCAGCTTCTTGAGTTGCGTGAGCTTATATTGCTGCCCGCACCGATCACATTCGGCAATCGAATGCTTGGCTGAAGAATACTTTGGCCCCGCCATTACCTGTACCCCATCGAGATACGTGGTACATAGCGGCTTGCGGCCTTCTCACGGTCCTCATCAGCGGCCAACTGGAACTGCTGTTCGTACTCGGCCTTGAGCATCATGATGCGGTTTGGGTCCATGTCAGGCAGCTTGACGGACATTTTGTACGCCAGCCCCGCCACCATGCACTCCAAGAAGCGGAATGGGATGTCCTGCTGCCGCACCCCGGTGCCTGTGTCTTGGATGCGGCGCATGCGCCAATACACAAACGTGTAATAGGGATTGCCGATAGAACCTTGGTTTGGTGTCGGCCAGATGTTGATGCAGGGCAGGTTCTGCACTGTGATGACAGCGCCAGCCGTATGGGAAGCCGGTGTTGTGCCGTTGGCCCCACGCCCGCAGTACACCAGATTCGTGCCGTTGATGGCCGAGTACGAGATTGTCTCGCTGCCGATCTGGAGGAACCCGGCTGACCCCAACTGACTGATGCCCGTGATCGGGATGGTCGTGATGGTCGAGTCGATGTTGCCGCCAAGCGTAGCGGTCACGGCGTTGGATTCCCCAGACTGGCGATTGATCCAGACTTGGATGGGGCGACCCGTGGCGTTCTTGTTGGGGATCGTGGAGTATGTGGACTCACTGATCCGGTTGACGTTGATGTCCGTCTGGTTTTGGCCAACCCCGTTTCGGGTCACTTGGTCCAGCAGGTCAATGGTGTCGATGGGCAGCGCGTAGATCGACTGATTGGGGTACAGCGGAATCTGCCCTTGCTCGATTGTCCACAGGTTGATGCCACGGTTTGCCCACTCGATAGTAAGCAGGTTGAGGCTGCGCCGCGCCGTACGGAAGTTGTATCCAGTACGGAGCTCCTGTCCACAACGCTCAAACGCCTCCTCAATGAGGTCGTTTACGTCAAGGTTGAATACGGCGGTGCCTGTGGTGGTCATTTAACGATACCTCGCCGTTTTGGCTGCGATGCGTTTTGGTTGTGCGACGAACTGTTTGCCAGCCGCTTTGCCTGCGCGTTTGGCTCGGGTTGTGGCAGCGTACTCCGCTGGAGATAGAGACTTTACCGCAGCTTCGGGCAAATACCGCTCCCCCGTCTTGGAAGACGGCTTGCCGGATTTGGTTTGCCATTTCTGGTCACCCCAATCCTTGAGCGATTTCTGCG